AATCCGCCAGGAGTGGCGGCGCGCTAGCGGAGGCTCGGACCCGCTGGAAGATGGGATCATCCTTGGATTGGAGGACTACAAGCTATGAACTTCCACAACGATCTGCGTCAGTACCAGAATGAACGCGAAAACTTCTATGCAACGCACCGCAAGGTAGGCGAAGTGTACGGCGGGCGGGACCTTCGAGGCCGTCCAATCTACGTACCAGTCTGGCGGCGCGTGTACCCCGAACTTGACGAGGGAGACGAATAATGCTACCCTACAAGGACGCTCGCACGATGAAGGCGCTGAGCGAGGCCAGCGATCTGACGCTGAGCGAGGCCATTCGTGCTGACGAGCTACACAAGTACCGCTTCCACTCAATGCACGAGGGCTATGCCGTGATTAAGGAAGAGCTTGACGAGCTTTGGGAGGCGGTGCGCAACAGCGATAAGGCGAATGCCGAGGAAGAGGCCATTCAGGTGGCCGCTATGTGCATTCACTTCCTGACCGATCTTGAACGAATGAGGGCGAACTGATGACAGACGATTGGACGCCCTGCCGTATATGTGGTATCCCGGTGGAAGGCCACACCAGAGAAGGACTGCTTTACTGCCTCCGCCGCGAAGCTAACGTGACCCCTGCAAGCCACAGCCATACGGGGAGCGGAACCAACGGCGACCATCCCCAATCGGAGGATGAGTACACTTGTGCCGACGCGCCGGGCGCTGGTGAGGATAGCGCTTGCAAAGCCACAGTCCGGCAGGCGGTCGATACGATGCTACGGTGTATGCTTGGCAACAGACTAGCGGAGGCGGTGTATAGCCGTGACGACCGTACGGTGCGGTTCTTTGAGGGCGGTATCTGGGTTGGTCGTGGCTACTCCAAGGCTGATTTGGTGTTCGATTTGAGGAAGCTGCTCGATGAAATTAACTGACCGCGAACAGGAACTGTACGGGTTGATGCAGCGTGGAGGCACATTCCACGCCGACAACCGCTATGAGGTCCGCGTTTGCAACTCGCTGGTCCAAAAAGGGCTGGCGCACGAGGTGGGTAAGCGGGATTTTCAGGCTACTGACGCCCCACAGTCAATCCACAGAGAGCAAGTCAAAAAACCACGTACCCGCACCCCCAAGGTTTTCAAAGCGGATGTGGAGGGCTACGCAGAGGCTTGGCTGGATACCAAGAAACTGCACGGGGTGCGTCGTTTGGTCCTGTTTAATGGCACGAAAAAGTATGTTCGCGTCTTAGATGTGGCCAGCTTACGCACGCAGCGCTTGCGCCGCTTCACGCGGACGGTGGGTAAAAAGGAATACCCTGGTTTACAGGACAAGCCACGTTACACTGAGCTTGATGCTGATTGGAACACTGTTGCACTCATTATTGAGGCACGCCAGAAAGAGCTTGAAAAGATAAATCGAAGGGCCATATCTGAAGGTAGGGCACCTGTTTCTTATGCTAGGAAAGCGACCGAGGCAATTATACGCGCATGTCGGAACAAAGCGAAGACTTCATCGAAAAGTTCGTGAAGGCGACGAGTGGCTCGGCTTCACCTGACATATTCCGGCGCTGGATCGCGATTGGGATGCTTGCTGCTGTGATGGCGCGGCGCTGCTACTCAGTCACGCTTGAACAGGCCGGGCCTTTCTATCCCAACTTCTACATCATCCTGGTCGGCCCACCGGGCACTGGTAAGACAATTGCATTGTCGCACGCACGGCGGCTGCTGAAGAGCGTGAACGGCGTGAACGTTGGGCCAGACAAGATTACTCCCGAGAAGTTAACTCGTGTCATGGCACGAATGCACCGCAACCCCGAGAACGATGCGGATGAGGACAACGTGCCAACTGACATTGACAGTTCGTTGGTGCTGATGCTCAGCGAGCTTAACTCGTTGGTGACACGCTACACACCTGACCTTATGGACTTGTTGACAGGGTTGTATGACAATCCGGACGACTATGAGTATCAGACGAAGAACATGGGCAACGACATTGTGTATCGTGCCAACTTGAATATTGTAGCGGGCACTCAACCGACAAAGCTAGGCGAGATCATTACGTCGCACACCGTTGGTTCCGGTTTCCCGGCGCGGCTCATGCTCATTTACAGTGACGAGAAGCGGTCGCCAGGATATTTTAAGGAATATCCGCGGAAGGATTACGCCGAGAAGGTGATTGCCAACATGCTTGAGAAGCGCTGCGAAATGGAGGGTGAGTTTCTTTGGACCGAGGCGGCGCAGGAACGTTATATTGAGTTGGCCACTAAGACGTTGTATGAGACACAACCCACCGATGATCTGCTGTCGCACTACGGCGAGCGCCGCGACTTCCACTTGGCCAAGCTAGCAATGGTTATGTCGGCATCTGAGGATGCACGGTTGGTAATCGAGAAGCGGCACCTTGACCGAGCGTGGAATTTCATGTGCGAGGCTGAAAAGGTGATGCCTGAGGCACTCAAGGCGGCGGGCGGCAACCAGCACCGGATCGTTGAAGATAGTACGGTTGCATATGTAGCACAGACCGGGCCGGTGAACGAAGCAAGATTGCGGCGTTTCATTGGCAAACACATTGATAGCTGGGCGATGGATAGCTTCATTGAGAACCTCTTGATGCAGGAACGTCTCATCGCCGTAGGCAAGAAAGAGAAACCCCGAAGGACGTTTAAGGCAGGGAAATGAGGAAGGCAATTTTGGACAAGGCCACCGCTAAGCGGCTCCGGCGCTTGCTAAACGACGCGCCCGGACAGGAGTGGGACCATCAAGGTCGTATGTTAATCGCTGAGAAGCGCCCAATTGGTTACGTTGATACGGAGGCAACAGCAGCGCTAGTCGTGGAGCTTCGGAACAACTATCTACCGCTGTTGAACGAACTGCTGGAACTCAATCGGAAGCTTGACGAGCTTCAAGAAACGAAGGCGTCGATGGCAACTACAATCTCGAAACAGCACCGGCGACTGTGCGAGTTGGGCGATGGATAGGTATACGCGGTACAACCAGAGTGAGCGGGGGCAGGCTAGGTATAGGCGCTACAAGCGCAAGCGTGACACACTTAGGAGCATTAGCATGAAAGAGTTAGACCGAAGGCAAATGTATGCTGAAGTTGAGTACAAGCGGATGAAAACGGACCTGAAAATGGATGAGGTCTATGCTTCCATTGCACAGAGTTGGGGCACGGCTCCCGAGGTCGTACGCCGAAACTACCTCGACGTGAGTAAGCGCGTTGGCTTGGCGACTGGCGATGTGGTACGGCCCAACTACACTAAGCGCCTAATGCCTAGCAGCCGAAAGCGCGATCTACGGGTGCTGCTGATTGGCGATAGCCACGTTGACCCACGTTTGTCAAACGAACGTTTTGAGTGGATTGGCAACTACGCACGCTACCACGACTTCGATCATATCGTCCAGATTGGCGACTTCATTACCTTCGATAGCTTGTGCAAGTATACTGGCAACGATACCGCTGAGGGCCGCGAGAAACCTACGTACGACGCCGATCTTGCAGCGGCAGACGATGCGATGGGGCGACTTGGGCTTGATGGTAAGGTGCATATCACGTTGGGCAACCACGAAGAGCGCGTCCTTGAGTTTGCAAATCAGCATCCCGAGATTGCGCCGATGATGGTCCAACAGATGTTCGACGGGTTTGAGAAGCACGGCTGGACGTACTCGGAACCCTACGAGGTCATCTACCTAGGTGGTGTTGGCTTCGTCCACGTTCCGCTCAATGAAATGGGCAAGCGGTTTGGCGGGAAGACTGCTGAGCAGCGGATCGCCAATGAAAGCTTGACTGATATTTGCATGGGCCATTCGCACCGCAACCGTGTACATACTGCGGCGAAGATTGGTGACAACCAGTTTGTGCGGGTGCTAAACGCAGGGACTTCACTGCCGGAGGGTCACATTGAAAGGTATGCCATGCACAGCCAGAGTGGCTGGACCTATGGTATCTATGACCTGATTATCCGCAACAACCATGTGGACAACTGGCACTGGGTTCCGATGACTGACTTGGAGCGAAACTATGGCTAGTATTACACGTAAGATGATCGATGAAGCACACCGCATGGCAGATGAGCCAAAGCTGCGCTACGAGCTTACGCCACCGCTAGGTTACATGGAAATGATTAAGTGCCTGACGGTTGGTAGCCAAAAGCACGGCGCGTTTTCGTGGCGTAAAGGCTCTCGATGGAGTGAGACATTGGGGGCGCTTATGCGCCACCTTTGGGCCTTCATTCGGGGTGAGAGTTACGACAAAGACGGCTTCCACCACCTTGGGGCGGTCATGGTACGCGCAGCACAACTGATCGAGTACGACAAGCTCAGCTTAGGTTATGATGACCGGCTGACTGATGACCCTCCGCGCTATTGTCCACGCTGCGGTGGAGGGGCACCAATGTCTTCACATGGAATTTGTGAGAAGTGCATGGGCACGATTGATGACAAACACTCAGGAGGTTAATATGTTGGAGAAGCTCGAATACGGATTGGCCGGAGCCATTCTCATGGCGGCGATGTCCCTTGGGCTGATTGGCCTGACGACGGACTACGAACCGGATTACAATGTGATGCGCGAGCAGACGGTTCGCGTGGTTGCGTGTCCGGCCGGAGTGGACCCTCGCGAAGAGCAGTTCGATAAGTGTTCGGGTCGCGGTTCGGGCGTCATTCTGGATGGAGAAACCATCCTGACCGCAGGCCACGTTGCAACTATGGCAAATCCGGTCAACGGAAACCGCTTGTGGATCGAATACTTCGATGGCGAAGTCCGCGCGGCTGAGACGATTTGGACCAAGTATCTTGAGGAAGATCGGGGCAACGATCTGGCCGCGCTGCGTACGCCCGTGCCAGTGAAGTATGATACGTTTCCAAACGTCAACTGTAGTGCACTTGCCGTGGGTGATGAGGTTTACCTTTCAGGCAGCCCTGCTGTGCTTGAGTGGACGATTACGGAAGGGACAGTTGCTACTGATCGCTCCCGCACGCTCGGTCACGATACACCTCGCGCTGTGCTGGACATCACCGTCTGGAACGGCAACTCTGGCGGGCCTGTTTACAACGAGCATGGTGAGGTTGTGGGTATCGCAGTAGAGCAGATGCTTGATAGCGTGGGTTACGGTCTGCAAAAGATCGACTACGCCTTTGCAATCCCCGGAGCGGAAATCTGTACTGCTCTCAGCGAGTAGACACTTAACTACCAAATGAAGAGCCCCGGCCAGAGCGGTCGGGGCTTTTTCTATACGCGGGAACCCAGGGGGAAAGGAGGGAAGGTTAGGAGGGAGGCTCCCGCGTTTACTTAGCCAGTGCGCCGGTAATCATGTTGCATACGTCGCCAGCGAATGCCGCTTGATCTTCAGCGGGCACGCCATAACGGTAGGAGACGTAAGCTCCGGCAAGCGTAGCTACGAAGCCAATAGTGCTAGATGCCTTTTTGTTGTTGTTAAAAAGGTTCTTTACGAAGCCAAAAATCTTACTCATGGTGTCCTCCTTACGTTTGAGCCTATACTAGATATGGGCCTTTGGGTTGCAAATTACCACCGCCCGTTGGCAAAAAGGCTTGCTTCGGCAGCGCGGCGCTTGGCGAGGCCATAGATATCTTTGCCGTTGTCATGGTGCCAGCGAACGAACTGCTCGATCACGGCAGACCGCTTGCCCTCGTTGAGCCGCTTCAGCAGCGTGGATTGTCGGAAGGCACCCCGGCCCACATTATAGACAAACGAGACTAGGGCGTCGAACTCAGGTTGTGTCAGGTCAACTGATACACTGCGCCACACGACGCTTTCCGCATGAGCAACGTCTTTACGGAGTAATGTGTCGGCAGCATCTTCACTGATACGCTGTCCAGGCAGTACGTTGCCCGTATGGCCATAGCCGATGGTCGGTACGCCGCCACCGTCTTCGTAGGCTGCAAGACGCAGACCCTCAAAATGCTTGATAAGCTCAAGGCCGGTTTGCGACAGGCTTAGGTGGTCGTTAGGACGTTCCATAGCTTCGTTACTCCATTGAGCGCTGCGGTTGCTCCGGCCGCACAGACGGCAACAATACCGGCCGCGTAGTTGCGGAACTTTTCAAGCGCGCGGATGCGGCTTTCGTGATCGTCGATAACGCGGTCGAGCTTTTGGTCAATAGCATCAACCTGGACACCTATAACAGCAATGTCCTTTGAGTTCTGATGTGCTTGCTCGTTAGGGCTTGAGGATGTCATCGGCACGCTCTTGTGTCAAGATGTTGGCGGTTACAAGGGCGTCGAAACCGCGTTGTGTGCGCTGTGATTTGAGATTGATTGGATGTGGTGTGGCTAGCGCTTTTGAGCGCCACCGAATTACACTGGCGTCGGTACTGGCCCAGACCGCTGCTAACTCTTCGTCTGTGAAACGATCAACCAGTTCGTCGCCTGGAATGACTGGCTTTCGGGTGGCAGGCTTTCGTGTAAACTTTGTACCATCCCAGGCTGCCCCAGGCGCTGCTCGATTGTTTGCATCGACTAACTCGACAGCTTTAGGCGGCTGCCATTCGCCCGCAGCGCCGGTCCAGTCGTCAGGGAGGACCACGACGTTTTCAACTGTTCCGTCTCGCACTATAGCTTTACGCATGTTTCCTCCTTACCAAACCGTTACCGTGACGCGGCCATTACCGCCTGCACCGGATGTGGTTCCGTTTGGCGTACCCGCACCACCACCACCGGGCTGTTGCCCATCGACAGTTCCGCCGAAAGTACCGCCGTCACCGCCGAAGTTCGAGGTTCCGCCCGCGCCGCCGCCATCGCCGCCACCTCCAGCGCCGCCCATGTAGCTGTCGCCACCGACCTCGGCCGCGCCGCCGCCCACGCCGCCGGCCCCGCCGCCGCCACCGAACCAGCCCCGTCCGCCGTCGGCGTCGCTGCCGCCGCCACCGCCGCCGTAACCGCTCGCGGCATCGTCTGCTGGCGACCCCGAGGCGCCGCCACCAGGCCCGGCACCAGCGCCGCCTGTTGAGCCAGCGGCGTAGGCGCCTCCGCCACCGCCTCCGATTCCTGGCACGCCAGTTGTGCCGCCGCCGCCGCCAAAGGCGGTTACGAGTGATCCGAAGGTCGTATCTCCTCCTACATTGCCATTGCCGCTATTGACCGCAGCGCCGCCCGCGCCAATTGTAACCGTTTCCGACGACCCAAGATCACTAAGAGGCGCCCAAGTTGCGTTATATGCGCCGCCACCGCCGCCGCCAGCGCGGCTAGTTTCAGCACCTGAGCCGCCACCGCCCCAACACTCAATTAGAGCGATGGTGCCCGCGCTGGGCTTGTTCCAGGTGCCTGAAGAGTTAAAGACTTGCTGTTCTTGTATGCCACCGCCTCCAACTTCAGACCGCGCAATTTCGTGCCACGCGCTACCACGGAGTTCAAGGATAATGGACTTCTCGTCGTCATCTAGTGAGAAGTCTGCGTCGTCAGTTGTGAAAATTTTAGGATCGCCGGTTCCGCCCGTGTCGGTATTGTGTTTGACAACAACCGTGCGCCCTGCGTTTTCAGCACGTAGGAGAAGTTGCGCTCCGTTTGACAAGTTGGTAGCGGGCATGACTTCAAGATCATCGCTTGAAGCGTCACTTTCAGTGTCGATTGTATGTTTAAGGCCGGTCGGCGTCACAGAGCCGGACGAAATAGTCAGTTCGCTTGGCGCAGCATTAAGCGTGGCGTCTCGCACACGCTCGGGCGTCATTAGCTTATCGCTAGCCGTTCCAGCGGCTGCCTCGGCCACAGATGCAATGTCAGGGGCAAGCTGGTCACTTGTACGTAGCAGGCCCGCAGCAACGGCAGGCAGCGGATGAACGTGATCGCCACGCGCGATCTCGCTGTTCGTTCCAGCAGAGCCGTTTGTGTTCGGTTGCTGTGCTGCGTCGTCTTCAAAGGCCGCCGTGCCTACGTCAGTAATTTCAGCGTTTTCAAGCCCGCTGGCAGCAGAGTTCCAACGAATGAACTTATCCGCTTCGGGATCGGGCATCAACAGTTCGTTTAGCGTAGTGCCTTCCGACAACTGGACGCTGCGGTCGAGGCGCTCATCGAACTGCTGTGTAATCATAATGGCCCGGTCCAACGCTTCCTCGTGTGAAGATGCGGGGAACGGATCATTTTCAATGTAATCGGTTTCTTGTTTGAGGGGTAGGACGCGCCGAACGGTAATACGAATGTCAGTTGATGGCGCACTTACAAAATCAATAGTGCCGTTTCCGGCAGTGCCATCAGTTGGCAAGCCCGACACAGTATAGTCGGTCGTGAGCGTTTGAGTTTCATCAGCACCGGCGGCAATCCCGTCGAGCGTCGAGCTTGTGGTGTTCGTCAAAACGACTACATAGTCGCTATCCACGAACGCAGGGATGCTGGTTGGAAACGAGGTCGTGCTTCCGTTGCCGTTGAACTGCTCTTTCTGCGTAGTGGTGCTAATGGTCATAATTTACACATGGTCCTTGTAGTTTAGAAATTCAACCCCTCACCGGGCGGTGCAAAGAACTCACTGTCCTGGTCCCGTTCGGCTTCGACTTGGCGGCTGAAGCGCTGCCGCGCAGCGTCTCTGTCTGCCATTTCACGAAGCTCATCCTCAATCATGCGACGCATGAACAGGTTGATGAACCAAAGGTTCTGGCCGGGCGCGATGCTCTTGGCGAAATCGAGGACGCGCGTGGCTGCGCGGCCAGCATCACCTTCGATGCCCGCTTCGACTGCTGCTGGAAGCTCTGCAAGGTTGCCAATAGGCAGGCCCATTAGATCGTCGCCTAGGCTGCCGTGGCCGTGGAACATCTGGTAGGCGGTGTCTGCAATGATGCCACCAGCACCTCCGCGAATGAAGCCTTGAGAAGCAAGGTTTTCATCAAACGGCAGGGGCTCCTTGCCTTGTCCGAGCCGCACTGCCTGCTCAGCGAGCATTCCAACGCTAGTGGACACGCCAACCAAGAGGGCGATGAACTTCATACGATTGGCGATGCCACCTGTCACAGCAAAGTTCCAAAGCTGCGCTTGGATAACTCCAAAGGGGAATGACATGAGGGTCGCCGCACTTGCTCCAATGATGCGCCGAACGCTCAACGGAGAGCTAGTGCCTTGAACGGCAGCACGGAAAGATGCGTTGCTTGAGGGTGAACTCCGTGACGAAAGACCCGTCATAGCCTCGCCCAATCGCGCTCCGGCTTCCGTGTTGGCGCGGGATACCATTTCGGGAGTAATAAAGTCGGCTCCGGTTTCAGGATCAACGAAACGTTCGGCTGTGCGGATGGCTTCCCATTCCTCGGGTCCAATGTTGTTGCGCTCAAAGAACCGTTGAAGCTGGGCCGTTCGCTTATTGCGTCCAAGCGCTTGCCATGACTTATCGGACTGCTCAGTGATCCAGCTTAAGCTTTCGACAAAAGCGATGCGCTTGTTGAAGTGTGTGATAGGCGTCAGCATATTCAGGCGCATTACGCTCTCAGCAACGCGGCGCGCCCAATTCGATCCAAGAATGTCGCTTGAGTAACGCGCCATGCTGGTTGCCCAACCGTGGTAAGCGGTGGCATTAGCGCCAATACGTAGCGCTTGTCGGCGGCTGATATTGCCGTTCTTGAACTCACGAACGAACGCCCTAGCTACACGAGTTGTGGGCATTCCGAGGGTTCGTGCCGCCGTCGTAACATAAGAGATATCGGCCATTGCTGAGAAGCCTGAGAAGCCCAGAATTGCCGAGACGCTCAGTGTCCGAAAGTCCTCAAACGCCGTGACTGCCGTACGTGCAAGCCGCGCTCCGTTACCAATGTCGCCTTCGGGCATAACCGACGTGCGACCACTAAGGTCAGCAAACAGTGCGTCCAGCCGGTCGCCTGTGCCGGGCGCAAGTTGTTTCATACGCTCAATTTGTCGCGCCGGAAATGGCCCCAAAATGTCGAGCATCGCGAGGTCCTTAGCTGCTGTATTCAGGTAGTTAATAAAGTTGTTCCAGACGGCCTGGGAACCGTCACCAAACTCAGTTTGGTACGCGCGCCACGCCTCAGCGTCCTTGAAAACAAAGAACCGCTCGCGGTTGCGCCGGTCGAGCAGACCAACGGCCTCATCGTTGTGCCCTTTGACGATCTTGTCGTACACGTCTGGCAAGATTTCGTCTAGTTTCTCACGCGTCATGGGCAAACCAGTATCGCGGTCAACCATTTGTTCAAGGTCTACGCTTTCGCGGACGCGTTGCGTCCAGCGAACTTTGCCAGCCTTGAAGATACGATCTGCGTTGTGGATAGTTGGAAACCACTTCTCCACGCGCGGAATGTTTGCTCCACGCTTATTGAACTCCAAGCGAATGAACTCAAACGCGTCTTCGAGCATGTTAGCATAGCCACGCGCTGCGGCATTGTTGGTGCTGTTGCCAAAGTATTCATCTTGCACGGCACGCAATCCCGCCGTGTCGCGCGTGAAGCCTGCATTCTTGGAGCGGAAGTCCTCAATAATGGCATCTACGCGCGGAAAGATACGCTGGTCGCGCCACGCTGCACGGCGCATTTCAACGCTACCCGTATCGAAAGCGCGTGCAAACGGGTCGGGCCGCAAGTGTGCCAGCGCTGCCGCTTCGCGGTTGTTAGCCTTTTCGATTGTTTCGCGCACACGGCGATTGGCACGGGCGCTGAGCATTGCTTGCCGCTTACGCACGCGCGCCTTTTTGGCAGCCTCTTCAACAGCGATCTGCGCGGCCTCGGCAGCAGCGTCCGGGCTGCGCCCCTGGTTGATAAGCTGCCGTTCTACGCGGTCGAAAATGTCTGCCATTTCACGTGCAAAACGCTTAGCAGCAGCGTCGTCGCTGTCCTTAAACTTGGCACGCAAACAATCGCCTGCCTTAGCCATCTATGCCTCCGCAACGTCTAAATTCGGCTAGCACACGGTTTTCGGTGTCTAGCTCGTCCAGTGCTTCGCGTAACGAAACGCTACGCGCTTCGCCCACGTCGATTTCTATATCACCAACGCCATCGTCTTCGTCGAGCCGCGCTCGTAGGTCAGCTTCGGTAGCGTCGGCCAAGCGGTCAGCCTCGCGTTCAACGGCCGCGTCGTCAGCAGTATCAACTGCACGGCGTGGTGCTTGGGGCGGGGGCGTGCGGTCTGCTGGTTGAGGGTCCGGTTCGCGCGCAGCGGGTGCTTCTACTTCGTTTACGTCTCGCAGGAAGCGTTGGACCGATTGGGCATTGCCCACATTCACCCCGTCAAACTCACGGAACGAGTTGACAAGCTGCTCCATAGCACTTTCGCCATCCTGCAATCGCTGGAACGCTTTGGGCTCAGCATTTGGGAAGTTGCGATTGAACAGGCGTTGGGCCTTCTGCTCAAGCTTACGTGCTTCCTCAGCGTTACCGCGCTTACGTTGCTTACGGAGCCTGCGAGCTTCGCGCAGCGGTTCAAGTACACGGGCGTTCGCAGCCAGTACCCGTGCAAATTCGTCGTTAGCAGGGTCCGGCACCGCCGCTAAACGTTCGCGAAACGCTGCTAGCTTCCCGGCTTCTGCTTGCCGGACTTGTTCAACAGTGAGGTTGCGCCGTAGCTCTTGAGCCGCACGGAACGCACTCAGTGGATCGGGGTCTAGGTCTACTGCGGTTCCGATTGCCGTGCTGGCTTGTAGCTCGTCACGCGCTCGCAACGGAGGCGGTGAGGTTCGGAAAGACGGGATCGGCGCGTCTTGGTTCAACGCTGCTCTGACACCGGTTTCAAGTGCAATCACTTGGCGTGTGGCACTTGTAGATGCAGCAGCGGGGCTTTCTTCAAGTGCACGGCGCTGGGTACGGGAAATTGATGCTCCACGCAGCGCACGGATGCCTGCGGTGATAGCACCGCCGAGCAGCCCGGCACTCGCCGCAGCAATAGCCGTGTTGAGAAGGGCTTGATCGAT